ATGCCTCCAATTAGTATTGAATACTAGATATACTTATATTGAATATTATATATGGTATAGAAAGTATACTTGATATGCTATATATAACATATCAGTCTTAAAGGCTGAGGCGCTTGCGCCGTGTCTTGTTTATGTATTAAAGTCTTCCGGGTTTATAGTGTTGAGGCTTTCGGTAATACCAGTCGATGTATATTTATATTTTTCAATTATTAATAAAAAAAGTGTATGTTCAATATTGGTAAACTTTTAGGTTAATTTAGGTGAATTTAGTATGGAGAGCGGAAAAGGTAACTATTGTTTAATTTTTTCTTTAAATTTCGGTCCATTCCCTTTAGTTTCATGAGTTTTCCACAAGTTATCCACAAGTAATAAAAAGTTTTCCACAGGTTTTCCACAGTCTTATCGAAAACACGCGAACTGCACCTGTCATGTACATGAAATGTAGCTTCCAACAGCCAGTCTGTCATGTACATGACGTATAAGCCAGTCCGCGTTACTCCACTCGCAAGCGAGTGCAACTATAATGTTATGAAGTCATAATGAATTATTATTTTACTAGTCGTAATATTATCCCATGACCAGTCAACAAAAACAAGTAAAAAGTGATACTGCGAGTCCGCGACTCCCCCGCTCTTTTTCGGAATTTTTTTGTTTAGAGAACGAGCCTCAATTTTCTAACAATATCTGAGAAAACGAGAGGCGTTTAGCCGAGGATCTGGGCTAAAAGCCCAAGGCCTTGGCTAGACGTCTCCAGCCGTTCAGACGTTTGGGACGCGCGAAAGAAACATGATCCCCGGGGGTTGAAGCAGACCAAATTTTGAAAATTTTGTATTTTATTTGTTATGAGGTCATAATGAATTTAGGTTATCAGGCTGTCTGGAGGTAGTCTGTGAGAAGTCTTCTCATGCGTGCAGATGGCAGGTACAGGTTGACATCTTTGCCATTGCGGATGGCAGATCTCCATATAAGTTGAAGAAGTTGGTTGCGAGCGAAGCCGTCTTCATTGATCTGTACGTCGCCGGTGCGTTCAAAGAAATTTCTGATCATCGGATGCATGTATATGTTGGTGAGCACTGCGAAATTAGTCTTGTGACTGTACATGTTCGTGCCTCTGCAGTTGGTCGGTATGAATCCATTCCAATACCGTTTCAACTGTTCAGGCTGCGAGTAGTCTTTGAAGATGGAGTACGCGGCTTCGTCTACAGTAGACTTTGTGATGTTCTTCAGGAAATTGTAAGTATTGTTATAAATTATCTCTCTCTCAGAGGCATGCTTGGTATACCAGCTCTTAGACAGAGCAGTCCTGCTGTTGCCAATATTGTTAATCCTGTGATCTGCGATGTGGAGCAGTCTGGACGCTTCCATTTTTTTCGCGGTTCTGTCTTCAGGTCCGTCAAAAAACTTGCCGTCAATTGCATGCATCAGAGAGTATTTTATTCCGTGCATGTCAAAATAGTACTTCATATAGGAGTCTTCGAAGTTGTAAGTGAGCACATATACCTCTTCGGCTGCGGCGAAGATGTTCGGTGACATGATCCATATGAAGCTATCTTTATCTTTCTTTATATTCTTATTTTTTTCAACAAGATACAGTGAGTTGCTCTTGGCCATGGACTTGAGGAAGCATCTGTCACCCACATAGTCATCGTCAATCCACCGCACGATATTGTTCTTTCCAATAGAGATATGTGCAGTTGTTATAGCGTCATGGATATCATCCTCAGCAAAAGCTATAGGACGAATAATTTCCATCGCCTCATCAATGATGACGGTGTACTTGTAGTCGATCATCTCATTCAGAAGCTTGTCACTCAAGTCCAGGCTCTCAGCCAGAGCATGAGTTGATATGATGTTCTTGCCTTCGTGGAGTAGTTTCTCAAACTCCGCTGTTTTCGTGTCATACGGGTTGTCAGTCTTATCTATTAGAGGTTCATAGAAATCTATATTTGTACATTGCTCTTTGTATCGCTTGCCTTCAGACAGCAGTTCAACAAAGATGAGGTATCTCTTCTCAGGATGTTCTTTTATTTGTGTGATAATGCCTTGCGACTTTCCAGATCCCATCCATGAGTCAACAACATATACATCGAGTTCTCCAATACGAGCTATCATTCAACCACCCCAGTCTATTCTCATTCAACTTCAATTGTCTCGTACTGGACTTTCTTCTTGTTAAGATACGCCCGGACGCCATTCGTTTTGAAGTTATTGGTAATAATGTAAGTATTCTTAAAATAATTGAAGAAGCTGCACGGGAAGTCGCACGTGAACACCTTCTTTTTCCGGTCGTAGAATAATGTCCCCGCCCGAGCTCTGAAGATGATGTGACCCCACTCATCTGCTTCCTTAGGTGTCAGGTCTCTGCGCACCCATGTCACTGAGCAGTCTTCTCCAACTGTGACCATGCCTTCTCTGACCATTCTTCTCGGATCGTCATAGTACATTGTCCGGACGGGTTTCTTTCTGACGAAGTTTCCGTCAATGAGCAACGTGTACTCCTTTTCCAAGATCAGGTTCAATACATCAGGCCAGAATTTCAGTCTTGAGAATTTATCCGAGCAGACAATCACGTTCTTGCCATTTTCAATCAGGTTCTTGATGGCATTCTCGCATTTGCTGTCTGCCGTATAAATATTGATCGAGTTGATGTCTATCCTGAACCCATTCGGATATTCGTAGTTGAGAATTTTAGGCTCGTCCGAAACGATCACAAAGAATTTTTCCTCCGAATACTTGCGAATACATCTTGGCCCATATGTGGGTTTTTCAGTCTGGCAGTCAATTACTTTAATCATTTAACTAATCTCCTCTCTCAGCGGGCTCGCCCGCTCAATTTTTTATTGAAGAATCGGTCGTTTTTTGAGAATTTTTTATGGAAGAATCGGTCGCAGAAGGAGGATACTGCGACCGTTTTTCTTCCCATTATGTGGATTCTCGAAAGGTGAGAAACCACACGCTCAGCGAAACCGCTCAGCAGCGGCCTTCGCAAGCCCATCACAGCGCTCATTCAGCACCACACCTGAATGTGCCGGTACCTTGTTGAACGTGATATAGCAATCCTTGCGTTTCGCCATCTCACTTTCAAACCGCTGCCAAAGATCAACATTCTTGATCTTCCCATATTTCGTGCGCCATCCGTTCTTTTTCCAGACGCTGACGCTCATGGCATTGCTGACAACATACTGACTGTCAGAATAAATATCTATCGAGATATCCTTCTCATTCTTGACAGCCGAAATGGCTTCGACAACCGCTGTCAGCTCCATACGGTTGTTCGTGCTGTTCTGTTCGCCGCCGGTGAGTACCTTCTCGAAAGGTCCCCACTGCATGATCGCACAGTAGCCTCCTGCACCGGGATTCGATAAGCAGGAACCATCGGTATAAATGCGAACGACTCTTTTCATATAAACCTCCAGGCCCCTAGAGGGCAGTAAGTTGGATGGAAGGGAGAGTTGCAAGGATCAGAATTTTTTAGCGACTATGGCACGAAGCCATAGCCGCTAAAGAAAAGGTATAACGGGGTCGGGCCGTTATGCTACTTTGCTACCGCCGATGCCGCATTCAACATCGACACGAGCGAAGAACTCGTCTTGATCGTCATCGTTCCAATCGATGTACTTGTCAAAGTTTTCGATTTCCTGCCAGAGACTGTAATCATAATCATCAAACATTGTTTTATCCTCCTTAAAATTTCAGGGAGACATGCTCTCGCATGCCTCCCAATGTTTCTTCAGAACGGCAGATCACTCTCGTCATAGACGGCAGGATCTACTTCAGTGTAGGTGTACACCGGCTCGGCTTCGACAGCAGGTGCCGGAGCGGGAGCCTGAGCCTGTGCCCTGGTAGCTCTCTTCTTCGCAGACTTCGGAGCGGCAGGCGCTGGAGCTGGAGTCTCAGCGGGTGCCGGAGCAGCCTGAGGAGCTGGTGCCGGAGCAGCCTGAGGAGCAGGTGCATATCCACCGGCAGGAAGCTCCGGAGTCGGAGCCTCTGCCTCATCCTGCTTCAAGCGAGCTCCGAGGAACTCGACATTGTTGCAGTTGCAGATAAGGTTTGCGAACACATCACCAACTTTGTGGTTGGCAGTGTCACGCTGAGCGACGCCTGGCTGAGCCTCAGGCTTGCCAGAGACGTAGACCTCGCGGCCTTTGCTCAGATATTTGGCGCAGTTCTCTGCAAGGCCACGCCAGGTAGTGCAGTTGAGATACTGCACGGTGCGGACACCGTTGCGAGTCTCGTTGACTGCGATACGGAAGTTGCAGACCTTCACGGTAGTGCCATCCTTCAGAGCAGCTTCACGGATGGTAGGGTCGGCGACAAGACGGCCAATAGCTTTCATTTCGATCATTGTGGTTTTCCTCCTCAAAATTTGTTGTTATATTTCCGACGTGATGCACAGTCGTAGTGCCGTGCACCGGACAGGGTTGTGGTCCCCTGCCTCACAGAAGAACAAGCGGCTTGCCGCGTCATGGAGACGCCGGGCTTCGATGAAGCGCGGTAAGTCTCTCGCCCGACAAAGCCGTTGCTGTGAGGATGAATGAAGGAGGCTCGCGCCCCGTCCATTCACAATAGAAGCAGCGCTCTTGGCGCGGTAACGGCGTAACACGGCATCATCGAGACGCCGGGCTTTGGTCGCCGCCATGAACGCGCCGACTGCTTCGAACAGCAGGAGCTCCGAGGACAGGCCCCCGGGAACTCACGCTAAGAGCAGCCGGGCGGCGGTGAGCCAAGGGAGACGCGCTGGCACGCCGAAAGGCCGGAAGTAAGCGCACCGCCCGACAAGGTGCCGCTCAGGCAGGTCCATCGCCCGACAGACTGCGGATACGCTCACGCTCTTCCATCAGCAGGATGCCGAGCATGTTCTCTCCGTTGCCGCGAAGATCCATGCCCCAGAACCTGTCCGGGTGGCAGGCGCGGTGCTGGATGACCGCATCGCCAGTCGCAAGAAGCTTTTCTCTCAGCTGTGGCGCGGAGAACTTCTTGCGAAGGATCGTGCGCATTGCGCGGACTTTCATGTCCTGCCAGCCCGGTCGTTCACACACGGTTCTTGAGAGCTGAAGCGCTTCGCTCGCTGTCAGCCCCTGAAAGAACCTTTGCATGCACACGTCATCCGTGCGACATGCCTGGTATGCGGCCTCTGCATTTGCGTAGATGCCGTGCCGACCGATGATCACAGCCGGATACCAGTTGCCCAGAAACGAATACTTGTCTCTGAACGCTGTAATCAGTTGCATACTGACCAGCTCCTTTCTTGATAGAAATTCTGGTAGGCTGAGGCGCTCGCGCCGTGATCTACGTGATGCTTCGCATATTCGCGTAGCCTGTAGCATGGACACGATGAGTTGGAGGATACGCCGAGTTTCATGGACAAAGTAAATCCCCCGCCCGATAAAATGCGCCTGCGGGGCGCAAATAGTCAGCTCACAATGTGTGAACTGAAATAGCCGTACCGATTCCGATACAGCTATTTCAATTCACACGCCATTGCTGGCGTGTGAGAAGAAGCTCAGCGGGTGCGGCGCTTACGCTCGCACACCACATTGATCTCCGTGGACGGAAGCACGCTGTCGAAATTGCACAGCAGATGCTTGTCACTTCCGTCAATGTGGTAAATTGACGACACGCGAGTATGAAACGCCTCGCGAATGGCAACTGACATTGCCTCAAGCCTGTCGCCGTCATGGGTGAAACGAATCTTGGTTCCGAATACGATAATGGTGGTTCCGAACATGGTTTTGTCCTCCTTCAATTGTTTAAAAGTTTAGAAATAAAAAGAAAAAGATCTGACGGATGCGTCAGACCTTGTCGAAAAGAGCGCTACACTCAACATATTCTGGCCCTACTTGTTCGCAAAAAGCCAATCGATGAACGTTGTTGTATTTGTAGGCTTCAGCAATAAACGTTCTGTTTTCAATGATCATTTCAAACTCTGCCTCTTCGTGTGCCGGAAACTTGTTTACACGAGTCTTGGCAGTCCTTAGCATTTCCATTACGATGCCATATCCGATGTCGCCTTCGTTGAAACGCTCATAACTGAAGAGAACGGGGATTGCGAAATCGATGATGCTGTAGAAGTTCCACAATCGCATCGGAGAGTCGTTGGACTTGGTGATGATCTTAAAGCCCTTCGCTTTGAGGCTCTTGAAAATTTCGTTCGCTTCATTCTTGTCGTCAAACTCCTTCTCGTAGTAACGTTCTTCTTTTAAGTATGCGATTTTATATGACATGGTGATACCTCCAATAGTCGTTTGGTGAGTCGTGTGTCATGCCTGTATTTCAACAGAACAGAATAAAAGAGAGAGGTGTTACCCTCTCTCATTCTTCGTAATAGCCAAAGCTGTCTTCGTCGTCGGAGCAATCCGGGATGTCGGCTGCGGTGCGGCTGGCCACCCACTCTTCGAAGCCAGCGTCATACGCTTCTTCGATTGCGATCTCAGGCTGTTCTTCCTCAACGGGTTCAGCTTCGATCTCGATGTCAACCTGTCCCTTCAGGTTATCGCGTACGTTCTTGGTTACCATACCGCCAAACATCATCCAGAATACCTTCTTTGCATCGGAAATAGGACGAAGCATGGTCTTTGCTTTCGACAGCAGACTGCTGAAATCGCGGCCATACAGAGCCATGACGAGTGCGCTCAGAAGGTCCTGCTCGTCGAAGTTCTCAGCACCTTTCTTGTTGGCGCGAGCATAGTTAACCAGCTCTTCGATTCGCATCGGGATGAGATCTCTGACGTTCTTGATCGCCATGTGACGGTCGCTGTTTGCCATCTCCTTCTTGATCTCGTTGACAACCTGACCGAACTGAGACGCATTGAACGTCTTCATGTCGGTAAAGAGCAGGAGGTTCGGTACGTTGACCGGGCTCTTGCGGCAGAACTTCTTCCAAGACGGATCAGCATCCTTCTTTCTGGAGTCAACCCAGTCAGGGATGTTCCACTTGTCGAACTCGAGGTTCCAGGAACAGCTGTACCGTACGTTGTGGACGTAGCGGCCAATGTAATTTGCACGAGAACGATACTTTGGCGTTCCGTCTTTGTACTTAGGCATGCAAGCCAACACAGACTTCTCAAGGTCGTCGACTTCCGTAACCGGAGGGAGTTCCTTCTTGAAGAAGATGTGCATCGGAGCCGCGATGCATTTCTTCTGCGCATCTTCCATGATGGTATGACAACGCTGTTTGGTCAGCTGCACATCCTGGTTCTCACCATTCTTTGCAGCGTCGATGCACTGCGTTGAATACGCTTCGAGGAGCGTTGCGGCTACCGCATCATACCGGTAATCCCTGACTTTCGTCAGCGTGTAGATAACGAGGCCAACCTCACTGCTTTCGGCCAGCAGAATGCTGTTCAGCATTGCGTCTCTGGAGTACGGCGTCTTCTGGCTCGCGTTATCAAAGTAGACACAATGATAGTTGTGATTGGCTTTCGCTGCAGCGATGCCATCCCAGAAAGCCTTGGCGATCGGGTTGTCGAGGCATGCAACTCCGACAGTATCGCCGTCGAAGTCCATGCTCAGGGTACGCATTGCGAGGTCCTGGCTGTTGAAGTACAGGGCCTCGGTGATGAAGAAACCACGAGCCAAACCCTTGATTTCAACATTGACCATTTCCAGCACGTTCATACCCGGAGCTGGGTTCCGGGTTACAAACAGGTGCGAACCATACGGTACGTCCTTGTTGTTGAACGTCACACATCCGGGCTTGAGCATGAACTTATCCTCAACACCCATGAGGTGCATACATACATTCACCATATCCGGCAATGCAAACGGATAGGTGATGAGGTCCGGGATCTTGCCGGTCAGGCAGTCACGCATGTGAACGCGATGCCGCACGTTGATATTCTCACGTACTGTTCCTTCCTTCAGGTACTCAGGCATCATACTTGCGACATAACGTTCTGCCTTGCTGTCGAGAAGCTTAATTGCGCCTGCTACGCTGTTCTCCTTGTTGACATAGTTAACCGCATAGTCAACAAGCGTCTTCTCGTCTTCGGCAGATGGTTCCGCAACCTGATTCTGTTGATACGGGAGCGGCCTCTTGCGGAGGTGCTGTTCCTTGCAGACGTAGAGCTGGTGGCCATACTGCTCAAGTCTCTCAAGGTATTCGTGGAACAGTTCCTCGGTGTCGATCGCCTTGATCCACTTGAAAGAGGATTTCATGAATACGATATCAACATCGCGGACATCGTGTTCTTTGCCCCAGATGTCGATGACGACCGGTTTCTTACCAACGCGCTTTGCAGCCTCAATGTAGGAACCACGGTCAACGAAGACGAGTGCGCCTTTGACTCCGGGAGCTCTCACAGACACGACTTTCAGCATAGTCTTTTCGTCCCAGTCAACAAACATGATGACGATGCCATCGCTGTTCGTCTCAATGACGTCCATGAGCTTCTTCCACTCAATCTTTCCGTCGTGAACATAGTTCACGATCTGGCTCTTCCGAACGCTCTCGACGTCAAGAGCGCAGACGGCCTTCTTCATGTCGGGATACTTGACCTTATTGCCGAAAGTCACTTCCCATCCATGAGTTGCGGATGTGCACTGCGCGAGATACACACCTGCCTTCTGCAGCGGCATGCGGCGCATGATGTCCATGTCCATCGTGTACCAAGGCAGGAATTTCTTGGCCATTTCGAGGTTCATGAACGTCGTTGTGCAAGTGCGCTCACCACTCGCACTGGTCCAGACCGCAACGTAGATGCGATCGCCGCCAAGGTTGGTTTTGAAACGCCAATACAGCATCTTCCGGAAGAACTCGAGCAAGTTCTTATTGCCAGGGTTCTTCTTGTCGAAGCTGTGATCGATCTGAATGACATCCAGACCTGTGTATCCGTTGTCAGCCATCCAGCGTGTGAGCACGCTGTTGTTCGAACGGATGATCTCCGACTTGAACGTTGCGTTATTCGGATTGTTGGTTTTAACCTCGAAAAACCCAGGATCACGCGAGAGCGTAATCTTGACGTTGTTCTGCGGGTCTTCCAACCCATCAGGCAGAAGCATGACGACATCGGACTGCTTATCAGCCTTCTCGCCACAACGTACATGCACCGGACCAGGCCTGTGATCAAGAGGCTTTGCAGGTGCGCCAACTTCCTTGATGGTCTCCATGACGACTTCACCGGTGGCATAAGCGACGTCGTTGTAGTTGCGGATTCTTTTCAACATGGTTATTTACCTCCTTAGTAAACAGAAAAAGCTCAATGCAATGCACTGGGTATGTCGAGTGTCGTGCAGACATCTCAGCCTGCGCCGTGCGGGGATTTTCGTCCTTTCGCATACGCATGTTGTGCGCATGCGAAAAGACAAAAGAAGCCCCAGCAGCCATGAGACCGCTGGGGCGTATTGAATTAGAACGGAAGATCGTCTGTGTTATACACATCTTCGATCTTACGGTTGAGAAAGACGTCCATCGCCATCTCCTGTTCGAGCCGGAGGCGCATCTCGTTTGCCTCATCGCGATAGAATGTTTCCTCTTCGCTATGATAGCGGTCGATGCTTGTAAGCCATCCGTGATCTTCGGCAAAGCTGGCTACTCCCTGGTCCATCCAGTTGACCTGGTTCATCTTGTAGTCAGCTCCGGGAGCCTTGTCCCGTACAATGAACGTCTTCTGAACATTGTTCAGGCGAACGGTCAGCTTAATGCTGTCGCGGCCATCCTTGTCAAACTCTCGCTTGTAAAGCAGGCTGACAAAGACCTTTACATCACCAAGCATCTTGCGGAATGTGATAACGTCGATCTCGTACTCGACTCCGTCTTCCACAAAGTAGCTATGCACAGGATGTGTCTGGTTGCTTTCAACAAAGCCCCAGACGATCTCATTGATAAGGTCGCAACGTCCAGTGTTTTCAAAGATGCTGGTTTCACGGTTTACAAAATTGGTGTAGTTCTTCATGGTGTTACCTCTAAATATTGAATGGTCGTTTGGTTCTCGAGTGTCGTGCGAGTATCTCAACCCGCTGAGTAACTGGCTCTTCCAGCGACGCATAGCGTTTCGGACGTGAGAGCACGCGTCCATCTTCAGGCTGGACGAAAAAGCCCCCATGGCCATACGACCATGGGGGCTATGTTTATTAGCGGAGGTATTTCTCTTCCAACTGGTTCGCAATGTCTTTCATCGCGAACTTATATACGTTGTCCCGCATACGAGATTTCGAGACGTCGTCGTTGTGAAGATAGAGTTTTCCTCCTTCTTTGAAATACAGAAAGAGATTGGCTGCTCCTTCGAGTCTCGCTGCGCAAAGACCATTGAATAATACTGCCGCGTCCTTGTCTTCGCACACAACATAATAGGTCAACGCATCTCTGAACCAGATTGTGTACCAATAGTAATCTTTGAGTCCTCTGTAATTACAACCTCTGAAAACATCGCATCCAATTACAGAGAGAACTGCTTTGTTCAGTTTAGTAAAGCTACTGATCTCATCATACTTCCCTGTGCGGAGATCATCGACGATCTCTTTTATCTTCTCCTTCTTTTTGTTCTCTGCCTCCCAGTTTGCACAGAACTCGAGAAACTCCTCGTACTCATCGTCAGGCTGCGCCTTGGCCCATTTTGCCATGCGATCCCAACGATCGTACTTGTTGCTGGTTTCTTCGACCCACTGCTGGAACTCCAATTCCTCTTCGTCCCAGCCGTGGTTGTATCCAGGAGCGATACCGTTGATACGCCATTCCGGATTCTCGACGTAGTACGAATCGTCGAGACAACCAACTTCGTCCCAAGGATCGACAGGCGAAAGCTCCCAACCGTGGTCAACGATGTTGACAACAAAATCCGCTCCATCCAGAAGAGTCTGGTATTCAACATAGCGATCCTCGCGATCAGAAGGCTCGTAGTACTCGATCGCCTTCTGCATACACCAGATAGCTTCGTCGTCTTCGAGTATATAATGGGCCCATGCGAAACTACCTTCATTAAGCAGATCTGCTTCAGAGTTGAACATACATGCCATGATCATGCTTATAACGTTGTTTTTCATATTGGTTTCCTCCTTGAGTCGTTAGTAATGTGGAATCTGTTTTATACGGATACAGCATCCGAACGCGCTGAGACTTGGGACTCAGCATGTGCATTAACAGAGCGTATTTCTACGCCCTGCCCCTCTGCGTTTCGTGGCAAGCTGCTTCACAGAGCACCTTTGCCTCGAAACCTTCTCTCCTAAGTTTGAGGCAATAGTACATAGCCTCAAGCCTCTTGTATGGGAAGTAAATAACCTCCACATCTCCGTTTTCATCGGTAACATGAAGAAAATAATTCATCATGCCACACGGGTTGGAGTTGAGGTAATACGCCTTCTTTTCTTCATAGGCGTAATCCCAATCGCGTGGGTCAATAAGCCGGCTTTCTTCAAGCAGCTTATAAAGCCACTCTGGCATTTCAGCCAGATCGTTACAGCACCCAGGATACCGAGGCTCACCGTCGACGATATCTGTGATGGTGTAGCTCTTGCTACGTCCATCAGCAATGACGGTGACGATTGCGCTCGTCATGAGGCTGTTGTATTCCTCCTCATATTTGACGAACGCCCTCTGGCCGTCTTCAAACTGAAGATGTCCGACGCTGATGCTATGGTTATAAGCATCGTTATCATGCTTGACGTTCCAAGCAATGACCTCATAGTTTGAGGTTGTAAAAGTATTAAACAGGTTCTTCATAATGGTTTCCTCCTATTGTTGGTCGTTTAGTAAACAAGTGACTATCCGTATTGACCATAAAAATCAATACAGATAATACCTGCTCGCTTACATGCGTTTGCGAGCAGTTTACAAGGGGTGGACTTTCCGCTGAAAAGTTTCGGAAGTCTCACACAACCTTGTACATATTCCATTCCGACTCTTTTCTCTCTCCACTCCCTCAAAAATTCTCACCTTTCGAGAATCCCCATAATGGGAAAGAAAAAAAATAATCGCTCGCGGTTCCCATTCAACAAACGCGAGCGAGACCACAGGAGCGTGAGAAAAAATGCACAACGAGAATGAAAGCGCCGTACCGAAACAGGCGTTCGACATGGAATATGCAACACAGCTCCGTCGCGAAAAAGAGTTTCTAAGCTGGCATGGTATCGAGCCGACCTATGTCAAGTATAGCGGCGAGTATCGTATTCCAACTTACAAATACAAGAAGACAACCAGATTATTCAACCTTCTGGCGTCGTTCTACCGCCATGAAGAACAGATTAAACGAGGTGATCAAAATGGCAACGCAGACAGTCGCGTCGAAGGTCAGAAAAAGCAAAGTAGACAAACCCGGTAAGATCTGCCAGTGCTGTCATCAGAAGAAGCCTCTGGAAGACTTCTACTCCAACAAAGACTGGGCTGAAGAACAGGGCCGTGACGCGTGGTGTAAAGAATGCGTGCAGGCCTGTAAAACAAAAGACGATCTCCGTAAATACTTTTACGAAAACCGTCGTGAATGGACCGAAGAGTTCTGGGACGCCTGCCGTCAGGCTGCTGAAGCGAAGCTCTCAGAGAAAGCCGTGTTCAATAATGCCAAAGGCGAGATGAAAGAAAAGATGCTGAACGACATGGCCCTGCGTATCGCGCCAACCCGTTTCACATCCCACTATAAGTTCGCCGATAAACCAATGGTCAGCTATACCGAAGCGGTAGCTTCTGGAAAGATCAAAATTGAAGAGAAGTCTGATCCGGGTGCGAGAACGTACTCGGAGTTTTTTAATGGCATGTATACCGAACAGGAACTGAAAACCATGATGGACTACTATAACAACCTGGACAACGAATACGTGTTCGATAACGAGACCGTCATGGACTACGCGAAGAAGATCGCCAAGATCTCACTGATGTGTGATAAGTCAATGGAAGATCTGAAACTCGGCAAATGCAGTATTCAGGATGTCAATAACCTTCTCAACCTGTTCGACATGCTCAATAAGTCAGCCAACTTCGCCGCATGTAAACGGAAGAGCGAAGACAATAAAGGCATCACCTCATGGGCAGAGACGACCATGTACCTGGAGGAGCATGGCTACTGTAAGGAGAATAAGATCATCTGGCCCAAGGACTCCGTTGACGAGACGATAGAAAAATATAAGCACGTGATCGATGCCGTAGGCCTCAACGATGCGAAAGCAGGTTGATGCAATGCCGGATATAAAGAAGAAAGCAAAGATCGGAGTGATCAATGACTGGGATCTGATGGAGCGTCAGGTGTGGTTCTATAGAGACCACCTCGATATCTTTATTGAAGAACAGTTTCCACCGATCAAGCTGACCCCTTCACAGAAGATCATCGTAAGACAGTTTGGCCGGTGTGACGACATGTCCGTAGTCTGCTCTCGTGGATACGGAAAGACATTTGTCATCGCGCTTGCCGCTTTTGCCATGTGCTGTCTCTGGCCAGGCACAACCGTCATGGTCTGTTCCGCAACAGCCCAGCAGGCAACTCTGGTCAACGGTAAGATCAAGGATCTCGTAGAGCGTAATGAAAATATGCGTAAGGAGCTGACGCGTAATGGCGCGAGAAGCTATGTGCGTATCTCCAAGAACGATAGCCTCTGTGAGTTCAAGAACGGATCAAGAATACAGTCGCAGGCACTGAGCTCCGTTCGTGGTACGCGTGCCAAGATCATCGTGATCGATGAAGCATTGCTTCTCAACCTCGAAGATCTCGAAGCCGCATTACAGCCGTGCCGTAACACACGTCGTCAGAATGTCAACTTCTACGGTGCACTGGATTTCACATCAAAGTCGATCAAGATCACGTCTGCAAGCCCGAAGGCCAATGAGTTTTATGGCGACTTCAGAAGAATACTCGCTGACTTTGGCAACGGACGGGATAAGTCGTTCGCATGCTCACTGAGCTATGAAACCGCAATCGCCGAAGGCCTTGGCGATGCCGAGTACTTCGAGAGCGAGCGCAGACGTGTTCCGAGTGCAACCTTTGACATGGAATACGGCTCGATCTTCGTCGGCGGTTCATCGAACTCCGTCTTCCCGATGGATCTGACAGATACGTGTAGAAACTTGTATAAGATAGAACTGCTTCAACCAAAGAACGGTAAAGGCCGCTATGTCATTGGTGTCGATATTGCAACGTCGTCAGCCAAAGGCTCTGACCATACCGTTGTCAGTGTAGTCAAGTTCACGGAGAAGCCTGACTATACTTATTCAAAGAAGCTCGTCTGGATGCGGTCCTATGAAGGCCTGCCTCTGGATAAGCTTGCGGAAGAAGTGCGCGAGATCTATCACGTGCGCTTTCCGAACGCAGAGAAAATCGTATACGACGCTCGCGGTGTAGGCAATGCATTCGCGAGATTCTTTTTAGACTCATGGATCGATCCGCAATCCGGCAAGGAGTATCCCCCGCTCGTTCATGAAGACGAGGGCGGTGTGATCCCCGGCGCGAAACCAATACTGAAGGCTGTCAATGCAGTGCTCCAGTTCAACCAGCAGATAGCGATCAACCTGAAAACCATGTTCGAAACGCGAAGCCTTGAGATCCCTCTCAGTACACGTATCGCAAGAATACGTAGAGAGGAAGAAGGCACACCGTTTGCCATGGAAGAAGAAGCGGTATTCATGGAAGCCGACGCTCTGCAGGTAGAGCTGAGCTACATCGTTGCCAAGATCAGCCAGAGCGGAAATACGATCTACGATACAGAAAAAGCAAGGCAGCATAAGGACCGGTATTCAAGCCTGGCCTATGCATGCGATTACATTTCAACCCTGGAGGAAGCAAATGTAAAGAAACATAAGAACGGCATACCGTGCATCGGTATAGCCTCTGCATTCTAAAGTAAAGGAGATGGGCGCATTGGCGATATTCGATTCTCTTTTCGGAAGAAGAACAGTAAAGGCCGAGTCGCCTGCGCCTGTACCGGAAAGAGATATGAAAGTTGTCGTAGGCGCGAATAACGAGATCAATAAACTCGAAGCCTTCGATAACTCCAACATAACTTACAGTACAACTCTCAGCGACACGGACTATCTGTCATGGCTGAGAAATAAGCAGGCGAACATCACAAACTTCTATCGCCTGTCAGACTTCTATACGGACGCTGATCCGATCGTGCATGGCATTATTAAACATGTGTATGAACCATTGACGATTACCGACTGGTATCTGACGTGTCCCAATCAGAAGTCCATAGACATCTTTGAAGAATACTATAAACGGATCAAGCTCCGTGAGATACTGGCAGACGTGGCACTGCAGTTGCATAAATATGCCAACGTGTTCGTGTACGTGTGGGACGGAGTTCCGACAACGCTCCCGCCGCATAAATGCGTCATTGCCAATATCACAATGGACGGCACGCCGGTTGTTGACTTCAACGTTCAGGATCTTCAGAACGAGTTTCAGATCCGTTCCTATAGCTATGACGATAAGAACCATATTAAAGACGATACGCTGAAAGATGTTCTCGACGGCTACCCGCCTGAGATCGCTCAGGCAATCAAGGCCGGTAAGCAGTACGCACGACTTAACCCGGAGAACACGTTCGTTATCCAGGGTGCCAAGGAAGCATGGCAGCGCTATGCCATCCCGTGGATCACTGCGGCATTACCGGCATTGGCTAGGAAAGAACTCATACAGAACTATGAAGAGTCAATGCTCAACATTGGCTCGAGAGCCTTCGTGCACGTGCGCTATGGTGATGAGAAGAAAGAGATGTACCCGGATCGGGTTCAACTGACCGAGGTGCAGAACATCTTCCGGTCAGCAATGCGTGGAAGCCCATTGGCTGTCACGAATCATCTGGCACATGCGGAAGTCGTGCAGGCAGATCTCAATGATCTCTATCAGTTTCCACTGTATAGCCAGGTCAACTCAGAGATACTCGCCGCTGGCGGCATCGCCGGTATCATCGTCAATGGTGACTCGCAGGAAGGCAGTACGTTCGCCTCTGCTCAGGTATCAACGCAGATCGCTGTGAGCCGTGTCGAGTCTGCAAGGCACGAGCTTGAGCAGTTCATGAACAAGCTCAACTACAGACTTGTTGAAGAGATACGCCTGATCAGAACGAATAATCTGAAGCAGATCCCGGAGTTCCACTTCATGCCGACCGGCATCAATGGTCAGAAGGAAATGAAAGACTCCGCGAAAGAACTCTGGCTGCAGGGCCTCATGTCGAATGCAACAATGATGCAGGCGTACGGCTATTCGCTCACAAAAGAAAAAGCCCTCCGTGAACAGGAGGCCTCTGACGGTACCGATGAAGTCATGATCCCGAGAACGGTTCAGACTGTCGGCAATGCAGCTCAGACGGAAGATGACGGTGAGACGAAGAACGGCAGACCGACAAAGAGTGATGACGAGCGTAACTCTGATCCGGAGAACGCTATCCGGAGTAAGCAGGCCAAGGATGCCGAAGGCGGCGATCTTGGCGATGGAAATCAGACTTAAGGAGATCAACTGAATGATTAAAACCGTGATACTGACAATAATTTACTATTGGATTATATCACTAATCGTCTGCACATTGTGCGAAACCTTATGGCAACATTCGCGTATAAAAAGCGAAGATATTGCGATGATACTGGCATGTGGACTGACATTGCCCATCGCATTCGTGCTGTGTTATCCGATACGGGTGTTCAATGAATATAAGGCTCAGGAAGTATTGCTGAGACAGCGTGGCTACAGCTACTGGAAATATCTTTTCGGTGGCAGAAGGAAAATAAAGAACGAACAAAGGCTAAGGTTAGAAAAGGAGAATTAAGGTATGTTCAATAATGGTTTTACTTTTGAAGGCGCACTGATCGGTCAGACCGAAGACGGCACATTCGTGTACGACGCAAGTAAGATGGCCAGATGGCTGATGACACATCAATGGATGGAACGGGAAGAAGCTGA